TGGAATAGAAGAGGTAGGGGAGGGGTACTGAGTAATATAAGACTAGCACACAAAATACTCCAATTTTTATAACTTTTGACTATAATCTATAACATAGGGTTTAAGTCTTATATAGATATACTTCTATTTGGCTCAAATCTACCTCTTAAAGCTATCTTTTTTGTTTCTTCGAGTATACATACCAACTTGTTAGTTTTTATAGTAAATTAGGCGTTTTACGTTTCTTCAACTTTTTCTCTCTTTTTAGGTCTGGAACTGTTGTTTTTGTTTCTACCCAGGTTCCAAATATTTTTGTATAATTTTTTTCATAACGAGTACGATCGGTAACTCTGCTTTTATCACCTTTCACGCTCATCATCTATCTCCTCATTTTCTTTTTCTTCATCTACCTCTTTTTCTTCTGGTTCGTGATAAATACCTATTTTCTTTTCAAAAGCGTTTACAGCTGGTTCTAGTGTTCCTTTGTAATCAGCGACTATTATGACTAAAGCTGCCAAACAATGCAAATAAAACCAGGTCATACAATTCCTTTCTTTTTGGATATTATGTTAATAATATCTTTTTTAATAGTATATATATTAAATATTTAACTCCTTTAGCTATATACAATATAACAGTTAATTAAATCAAAGTCAAGTAAAAACATTAATTATTTTTATTACTTGCATTAATAGTGTTTTATACATATATTGTCTATATGAAAAGTTACAGTAAAAACGATGCACGTACTCATTGTGCTAATTGGGATGCTGGTGATTGCCTGGGTTGTATGATGCCTAGAGTAGGCGGAGAGCTAGTAATGATTGTAGATTCTAAATTACAGGGTAAGACCTGTGTTGTTGACAATGGTTGTGAGTATTTTGAAAGAATAGTTGTTCCGTCAATTGAAAACCAAGGGAGATAAAGAATATGAATGATACGGATGTAATTAAATACATAGATAAAACATATCCAGAAATGTCTAAAAGGTTTAAGGAGATACTTGAGGAAGAGTGGAAGTTGTTTTGTAGAAAGCAATATGACTACGGAAGTTCTAATATTACTTTAGGAGAGAACATGGATACAAAAGAAGGTCGCATGGTATCTCTAACTGGATTAGTAATTAGAATGAATGATAAGATCAATAGATTAAAAAACATCATTATTAAAAACAATGGTAAGAATGCTGTTAAGAACGAAACATATTTAGATGCTTTTATAGATTTATCTATTTATGGCATAATAGCTCAATTAGTCTCGGAAGCAAAATGGGGAAAGTAAAAAATCTTTGTTTAAGAATAGAAGCTAAGATAATAAAGTTATTTATAAAACTATTAACTAATCGGGATATAAAATGAATTTAAAAAAATGGACTTCAGAAGAAATTGACATTGTAAGATCTTATGAACGGAATCACAAAACAAGAAGAGATATTCAATACGACCTGGAAAAAGCTGGGTATAAAAGAAGTTTTAAGGCTGTAACTAGAAAGATTGAAAACCTAGGTTGTAAAAAGGCTTACGGCAATTTAGATGTATCCAGACTACCTAAGGTATTAATAGTGGATATTGAGACTACCCCTATGGGTGTATGGGTTTGGAGTCTTGGAAAACAATACGTTGGTCATAATACAATAATGAAAAGCGATAACAACGTACCTATGGACTGGCATCTTCTTAGTTGGTCTGCTAAATGGCTATATGACGATAAAGTGTTGAGTGACGTTATAACTCCAGATGAGGCAAAAAATAGAGAAGATAAAAGAATTGTAAGCTCTGTTTGGAAGTTATTAGACGAAGCTGATATTGTTATAGCACATAATGGAGACAGGTTTGATCTACCTAAGTTAAGCACTAGGTTTATTGCAAACGGATTAAATGCTCCGTTACCATTTAAAACAATTGATACACTTAAAGCAGCTAGAAGAGAATTTTCTTTCTCATCTAATAAACAAGACTTTTTAACTAAGTTTTTAAAAATAGAACAAAAGCTAGGAACTGATTTTCAATTATGGATTGATTGCATGAATGGAAGTAAAAAAGCCCTAGATAGAATGGTTAAGTACAATAGGCATGATGTTATAGGTTTAGAGCAATTGTATTTAAAGCTAAGACCTTATATGAAGTCTCATCCCAATATGGCTGTAATGATGGATGAAGATTCTTGTACTGTGTGTGGAAGTAAGTCATTAAAAGAAACTGGAAAGTTTTACTATACTGGAACTAGTAAATTCAGCTTATATGCTTGCGGTGGATGTAATTCTCCATACATTAGAAGTAAAGAGAATCAGTGCAGTAGAGAAGTTTCTAAGAGGTCAGTTGCAAGATAACTTGACTTTTGTGTCATTTTACGTTATATTAAGAGTAAGGCTATAAATGATTTTTAGAAAAATTAATAAAATAAATCATGCGATTTATAGTAGTATAGAAGAGTTCAAAGAGAAAAACCCTAACCTTGAAGTAGTTGATAATTGGAGGCAAGGCACCGAAGGTAGCTGGGTAGTTTCAGACGATAGGCAAGTTTGTCAGGTTCTGAAGCGTGGGAAGATGCTTAACAAAGCAAAAGATAAGATAACCAACTATTATGTTAGGGTTGCTCTCGGAACTTTTATTTGCGCTGATGGTGTAAGAATTGAAGGTAAGCCAAGAAAGAATCTTTATTCGTTTGGTTTGCTTGATAAAAATGCATACGATCATAAAGTTAATAAAAAAAATACTACACAAAGAGAGTTTCTTTTTGCTCAATATGTAGCAAAAGGAGAAAACTTAATAGACTCTTTTGTAAAAGCATTTCCTACAAACAATAGACCTTATGCCGAAGGTCAAGCCAAAATACTAATGAAGGCTAAACGGATTCAAACAATGATTAGAGAAGAAATAGATAAGGTATTAAGTTCTGCTGAAATAACTCCTTTATATTTATTGGAGCAAATGAGACACGTAATTGACAAAGATGATTCTCAAGATAGAGATAAAATACAAGCTTTAAAAACATTAATGCAAATAAGTGGAATGATGGACACAGAGAAAAGACAAGAGTCTGTTGCTGTCTTTCAAGGTTTTACTAAAGAACAATTAGATGCCATTGGAGGAGGAAATGTCAAGAAACTTGCGTCGGCTAAAAGAGAAGTTGAGGTCTAAAGACTGTCAGCTTTGCAGTATACCATTGGAGGGGAATTATGTTGTCATTAGGGATGTGGATACAAATCAATACTATGCACAGTGTGTTGAGTGTATGACAATATATAATCATGAATTAGGGTTTGAACACTTAGGAATCCCAAGCATAATAGGAGTGAGTTAATGAAAAAAGTTAATTTTGATTTAGAAGTAGAAGTGCATGATGATTTAAAAGATGAAGTAATAAAAGAATACATGTCTCGTTATTTTATAAATAAAAAATCTTTTGATGCTTTTACATTGCAAGTCATTGGAGAAAGAGATTATCCCCTAAACTTTCAATTAGGTGATATAAAATTTGATTTAAAAAAGAAAAAAGCAAAGTTTAAATCTAAAGCAAAAGCAAAAAAATGAAGTTAGCCGTATATGGAACATTAAGAAGTGGAAATAAAAATACAGGTATATTAGAGAACTCTTCTCTTGTATACCCAGGTCATAAGCAATTTCCAGCTGTTATACAGAACAAAAAAGGAAAAGGAACTGTTGTTGAAGTTCACGATGTAACAGAATCTGATATAAAAAGATATGATATATATGAGGGAATCTCTTCTGGTCTGTATAGACGAGTAAAAGCAAAAGTTAAAATGGATGGTGGAGATTTAGAAGATGTATGGGTTTATGTTGCTGGAGACGAGTTAATTCAAAGAAGTAATATGTTTACAGAGATACAAAGCGGAGACTGGTACAATAGATAATTTTAATATAAACTCAGATAGGCAAAAAGAAAAAGATAAAGTATTGAGATTAGCTTCTCAAGACTTAATTGCTTTTGGTCAGCTGTTTTTACCAGATGATTTTATGAAGTCATCTCCTGCTCCATTTCATTACGAAGTTGGAAAAAAACTTTTAGACTCTGAGCTTAGAAAGCTTTGTATTGTATTGCCTAGGGGTCACTCTAAGTCTACTATGGCTAAAGCGGCTTTAATGCACAAAATATATTTTAACCCTCAAGGGAAAAAAGAGTTTGCAGCGTGGGTGTCAGAAGAGCAAGGTCAGGCAATAGATCATTTAAAATATATTAAAAACCATATTGAATTTAATAACGCTTTAAATTATTATTTTGGAGACCTGGTTGGAAGTAAGTGGACTGAAAAAGATATAACTACTAGTAGGGGAGATAGAATAATAGCTAAGGGAACTAGTCAGAGACTTCGTGGTAGATCTGAATTAGGAACTAGATATACAAAAATTATTCTTGACGACTTTGAATCTGAATTAAACACTAAAACTCCAGATAGGCGTAGAGAAATTAAAGAATGGCTTATGTCAACAGTATATCCATCCCTTGAAGAATCAAAGGGAAATGAGGGTGCTATTTGGTTAATTGGGACAATAGTCCATTATGACTCTGCATTGCAAGCTATATACGATGGTTATCTAGAAGCTAAAGATAAAAAAGAATCATATACTTGGGATGTAATATTTCATAGAGTGTTAGAAGATGGAAACCCATTATGGTCTTCTTATTTTTCAAGAGAAAAAATAAATCAAATAAGAAAAGACTATGAAAATGTAGGTCAATTACATAAGTTTGCTCAAGAGTATATGAACGATGCTAGAGATTTAGCAACTGCAAAATTTAAAATAGATAAAATACAAAAACATGATTATGAATTAATTAGTAATACGAACCAAGCTTATCTAAGAAATAAAGATACAATTATTCCTGTCAATATTTACATGGGAGTAGACTTGGCTTACGAGTCTAATGCAAATAATGATTATCAGGTTATAATGGTAACTGCTGTTGATAGTGAAAAGAATTTTTATGTTATTGATTACTACCACGAACATTTACCTTTATACGAAATGCCTAAGAAGATATTTGAGCTTGCTAAGCTTTACTCTCCTATAAGGAGAGTAAACGTAGAACACGTAGGAGCGCAAGGTATTATCAAAGACTCTGTAAATCAAATGAGTGGGTTTGATAGAAAGATGGCTCCAGGGATAGCTAGAGGAGTCAGACCTCCACAGGGAATAAAAAAAGAAGATAGACTTGAATCTACTCTTTGTCCTCTTGTTAATAGAGGTAAATTATATATAAAAAAACATCATCAAGAAATAATTGATGAAATGTTTCATTTTCCAAAAGGAAAGAACGATGACTTGCTTGATGGTCTTTGGTATTCAGTTACAAACGCTAGGGCTCCAATAAGTAAAAGCTTTGAATCTAAAGATTTCAATGTACAAGAAAACTCTGACATAGCTAAAAAAGTAAAATCTAAGGTTAGAAGTTGGATAACTGGACAAAGAATTTAAAATAATACTTGACTTATTGCCCTTTTTTTACTATATTATATAACATAGATATCTAAGGAGACTACTATTAATTACGTAGAAACTTTTGCCGAGCACGAAGAAGCTCAAAAAAACAGAGAACTGTGGAGAAGGTGGCGAGATGCAAGATCAAATTGGGAAGTTGAAGCTAGGGATGCTATTGACTTTTCACTTGGAAATCATTATTCTGCTGAAGAATCAGAAATGCTTCAATCAGTTGGACAGGGTGATTTTATTATTGATAGGGTATACGCTGCGGTTGATAAGTTAAAATCCTTATTAACATCTAGAAATCCTAAGTTTACTGCAGTAGCTAGAGAAGATTCAGACTACAAGCTTTCAAATGTTTGGAGAACAATGTTGGAATACATCTGGGACATCTCAGATTGCAATACCCACTTTAAACAAGTAGTTCACGATTACTCTGTTTCTGGTCTGGGTTATTTTTATGTATATGTAGATACGGAGTCTGATTTTGGTAGAGGCGACGTAAAAGTAACAAGCGTAAACCCTTTTAGAGTATATGTTGATCCTGCATCTAGAGATAGATATTATGCAGATGCATCTTCAATGATTCTTTCCACAATATTAACAAAAGACCAATTATTAGGATTGTACCCCAAGCTTGAGGAAATTGTAGATAGTATTGATAGCTCTTCAGATGAAGAAGACTATCCAGCTTCTCAAAAGAAAAACTCATCTTCATCATTTACTCCAGATGTTGTAAAAGATTATGATAGAGGAGGGTATGAAAAATATAGGGTTATTGAACGCTTTTCTAAGATTAAAGTTCCCTACTACAGATTATTTAACAAAGATACTCAAGAAGAAAAAATTGTTGATCTACAGGCTTTTGAAGAAATATTGGCTGAAAACTCACACTTAATCGAGTCGGGACTGATCGAGGCAGTTGAGGTTCTACAGACTAGGATCAACCATGTTGCAACTGTAGGACAAGTTCTATTATACGAGCAAGTTCTCAACACAGATACGTATCCAATTGTACCAGTCCCAAACATTTGGACTAACACTCCATATCCAAAATCAGATGTTTCAAAAGTTAAAGATTCTCAAAGATTAATTAATAAATTATTTTCTTTAACATTGAGCCACGCTCAAGCTTCTGCTGGTCTTAAATTACTAGTTCCAGAAGGAAGCGTTGATGACTTAGGTCAGTTAGAGAGAGACTGGGCTAATCCTAATGCTGTTATTGAATACAATCCAGAGTTTGGAGAACCACATTATCCAGCTCCACAGCCTTTGGCTTCTGAGTTTTACGGATTAATATCGAGGGTAGAGTTTTATATAGATTTAAATTTTGGTATATCCGAGCTAATGCAGGGATTTAAAAGCGGTGCTCCAGATACAGTTAGGGGAACGTATCTTTTACAGGAGATGGGAGAAAGCCGTGGTCGCTCAAAGCTTAGGGATATAGAGGGAAGTTTAGACATTCTTGGTAAAGTAGTTTATAACTTTGCTAAAGGACATTATAATTTTAAAAAGACTTTTAGAATCGTGCAACCTAATAATGACATATCTGAGTTTACTATTAATAATAGGCTCTATGATGATAAGACGAATGAGTTACAAACTATTGATAACGACATTAGCTTAGGTCAGCATGATATTAGAATAGTATCAGGCTCAACATTGCCGTCTAATAAGATGGCTGAATACAATATGTATTTAGATGCTTACAAGTTGGGTTTGGTGGACGATGTCGAGGTTCTGAAAAAATCAGAAATCTATGATAAGGAAGGTGTACTAAAGCGTAAAGGTGCTATGAATCAGATGCAGGGTTACATTAAACAACTTGAAGATCAGATTAAAAAACTAAGTGGTGATTTGCAAACGTCAGAACGTGAAGCAGTAAGTGCTAGAAAGCAAACTATCACTCAGAAATTCAAGACAAATCTTGATTCCGCTCTTAATCAAATAAAAGATAAAGAACGAAAAAATCTAAATCGGATGGAAAATGTAATCGACAAAGCTGATTTACAAGCTAGGTACGCTAACACCAAGGAAGGCATAGTGGGTGCCGAAGAAGGCGTTGAAGGTTAACAAACTAGAGTCAAGTCTTACCTAGAAAATATCGAAAGGTATAGTTTATAAAGGAGTAAGAAGATTCGGAAAGGAAACATGGAAGACCAAGCAACACAAAGTACAGAACAGACTTATGAGGATAGATTGTCTAGAGACAATGACGGAATGTCAGTGTCAATGCCAGACGTAGAAATGGTTAGCAATGAAAGTCCTCAAGAAGTAAAAGAAGAAGAGTTAGAACAAGGTCATAAAAAACCAACTGAAATTGCAGCTGAAGGTGACGAATCTCAAGTCGATTACGGAACTGATTGGGAACAGGAGACTAGAAAGTTTCAGTCTATGTATGACAGGCAAAAAGCAGATTACGCTTCGCTTGAAAAGCAAGTTGAATCTCTTGAGCCTTTAAAACAGTTACAGAGTGTTCTAGAATCTAGACCCGATGTAGTTCAAGCTCTTCAAGATAAATTACAAAATAAGCCTGTTAGTGCTGACATATCGAGTTCGCCTGCAGATAATACTGTTGACGAAGCCTCATTTGACCCGTGGGAAGCCTATTACAAAACCGACTCTCCTTCGTACAAGTTACGAGTAGAGAAGGAAAAGGCTTTGGTTAACGAAGCAGTCACTGAACAAATGGCTGGTATCCAAAGTCAAGTTGCTATGCAAAATTTAAAAGGTGAGTTAAAATCTAAGTATGGTATGGCAGATGATAGTGAAATTGAAGAATTTATTAACTTTGCAATGACTCCAAGAGATCAATTGCCAGTTGAATTATTACTCAATGTTTACAGGCAGCATTATAACAAAGGTGTTAATGCTCAATCATCTGAGAATTTACAAGCTGTGACAGAAACTCAATCAGTCCCAATGTCTGCTGGCGTTTTACAAGGAGGAGATCCTAAAGTAAAAAGCGAGTTAGATGTTTCTTGGGACAGAATTTTAAAGGCTGGCAACGCAGGAAGATTACTTTAAAATAAAAAAAATAACGGAGGTTATTAAATGGCTATTACACAGGGAACTAAACTCTCTAGTAATATTACGGCTGCAGCAACTAGTGCTGGCGTAGGTCAAGCTCCTGATAGAAGACGGTTATACGATTTTAGTGATCGAGTTGCTGAATTGGCTCCCGAAGAATCACCATTCTTCGTATACTTGTCTCAGGTTGCAAAAAACCCTACAGATGATTCTGTCTTTCGTTTCTTAGAAAATCGTTCTAAGATTGACTGGACTAGTCGTAATTTTAAAATTGATTTAGCTGGACACGTTAATGGACAGAGTGCTGTAGCAGCTGGAAGCTCTTATGCTTTTACAGTTGATGCTAATGGTGCTTCAGTTGACTGGCTAATAAAAGGAATGGTCTTTGCAGTAAACACAACTACTGGCGCTGAAACAGCTGGCTATGCTCAAACTCTAGTAAGAGTTGAAAGTGCAGTTACTGATAACGGAAGCGACAGTTCATTTACTGGTAAGATTGTTGACGTTTCAAATGCAAACGTCTCTGGATATAATGTTATATCTGACGATGATGATTGTCAGGTTATTGGAACAGCATTTGCTGAAGGCTCTGCCTCTCCAGATGTTTGGTCGGGTGAAATTGAGGATGACTATGGTTATACTCAAATCTTTAAAACTGCTTGTGAACTTTCTAACACAGCAATTGCAACTCGCTATCGCGGATATGCAAACGAGTTTGAACGCATTTGGGCGACTAAACTTCGTGAACATAAAGTTGATATTGAGCGTGCAATGTTGTTTGGACAAAAAGCAAGAGTTGGTGGTGTTCAATACACAGAAGGTCTAGTTGGGCATATCGTAAAAAATGCTAACCCAACTGCTAATGACGCAGCTCTTTCATATACAAGTGGAGCTCCTTACTATCGTAGTGTTGCTCAAAGTGAATTAACTTATGATCGCCTATTAGGTGATTTAGAAGTTATATTTGATCCAGCACGTGGTGGTTCTGGTGACAGGCTAGTATTAGCTTCTCTTCCAGTTATAACATTCTTTAACAAATTAGGCGATGGTGCTTTCATGGATGCTTCTATGGGTAGTTCTGCTAATATGGTTAATCGTTATAACTTTCAAGAAAGAGATGGTCAGTTTGGTCATAAGATTATGACTATTGATACTGTTCATGGTACAATGCACTTAGTCAAGGAACCATTATTCAGAGGTCAGGCTTCTGGGTTTATGCTAATGGCTGATATGAGCAAATGTCAATATCGCCCATTAGTTGGTAATGGTCTCAATCGTGATACTCATATTATTTCTAACGTACAAAATTCTGACGAAGATTTACGTAAGGATATGATTGTTACTGAGGCTGGTCTTGAAATCACACTTCCAGAGAGCCATGCTCTTTTTGAAGTTGAATCAGCGTAAGGAGGTATGAATAATGCAAAACGATAAACTAAATAGTAATAGTGGAAATTTTGGAAAATTCGATTTTGTTGTCAACGCTAAGGACATTGCGTTCGCTAGTGGAAGATATCAAAACTTAGTTCGAAATGGTGAAGTAACATCTTTAGCTGTTAATGATGCAACTGTAGATGCTGGTATTACTCTAATAAAAGATTATGAGTATGTATCAGCTTGGACTTCAGATGCAACCTCAGCAATAGTATTACCAGCTGCAGAGCCAGGTGTATTTATTGCTTGGACGCAAACTGGAGACGCAGATGCAGCTAACGCAATGACGATTACTGCAGCAGGCGCTGACACCTACGAACCTTACCAAGAAGTTCATATTGGAACTGGTATTCCAGCTCAACAGGATTGTTCTGTTGCAGGAGATACTATTCTTACTATAACTCCAGCAGCTACAAATGGTGGTTGGGGACAAGTAGGAAGTTCATTTATGTTTTATTGTCAAAATTCTGGAGAATGGCTTGTTAAAGTTAACGGTGTCCTAAAAGGTACTGGAGCAACTGGAACAATCGCTTTTAGCAGTTAAGATAATAAAATACAGTTTTGGATACTGTGGGGTTATTCGTATAAAGGTTTAACCCCAAAAATCCTAAAAATTTTAAAATAAGGAAAAGATATGGCTGTTTATGGTAATGTAAAAGTAAAAGTAATGATACATGATGCTACTCCAAATATAGAGACTGCTGCTGTTGGCACAATGGCAAGAGATATTAAGGATCATATAGATACTTTAGATTCAACGAACAACGAAGTTTTATCAATTACTCATACAACTCTTAGAGGTGATAGAGTATTAACTGTAATTACTGGTGGTACCTAATGCCTAAGTGTCAGCATTGTAAAAAGCCTAATAAAGAAAATTGGTTTTATTGTAGAGGTTGTGGTGAAAGAGCATCGGCTCCAAAATTCACAGTAAACTCTTGGATGAGAAGTGACATAGCAAAAAGAACCGATATGGAGTTTGGTACTATGGATATGAAAAGTAGTATAGAAAGGTTTAGCAATGGGTAAGTTTGGTAAAGGATTAAAAACTGTTTCTAGTCGTACAATGACTGGAGGAAAGGGAAATTCAAATGATGTACAAAAAGCCAATGGCAAAGAAAAAGAAAAAGAAAAAAGTTACAAAGAAAAAAGGTAAGAAGAAGTAATTAAATGGCAAATTTTGACGCACAAGTAATAGAACTGGTTGGTACTACTTATACTACTGACCAAGATGCATTAAATCAGTTTATAACTGAAGGAGCTAATGAAGTTATAAATGCTATGCCTCGCCCTATAATGGAAAGAGTAGCTAAGGAAACTACTTTTACTAACAGCACTTCTTCCGAAGGTCATAAAATATTACACGTACTTAAAAATGATGGTACAATAGATCAACCTTGTAGATTAGTTTTAGCTAGTAAAAGAGGTAGAATACAAGATTCTTCTGACATGGAGTTTGCTACAAGTTCAGACCCTGCTTATTACGTCCAAGGTGCAATGATAACATTATTCCCAACTGGGACTGGTGGAAAGCTTGTATCTATGCCTACGTATAGTGTACATTCTCCTATAGATGCTAGCGATAGTGGTACTATAGCAAATTTTCCAAATGAGTATGAATACTTGGTTGTATTATATGCAGCAATTAAATCTCTTCAACAAGTTTTAAATAGTATTGTATTAGCTGATGCTAGTATATCTTATTCAAATGCTTCTGTTGGAGATGGAATAGCTGCTGCTGTAGATTCTATTACAGTTGCGCCTACGGATGCAGCTGGAACTGGCTCAACAGCTTCAACAGCTTCTGCTTATACAAAACCTACTGTTGGTGGAACTGGCGATGAGTTAACTGATATTACATCATTAGATAGTGAAAATACCATAGATGATTTTGATGGTAATGCAATAGAAGTAGACCAATGGTTTGCAACTGCAGCACACCTCATAGAAGACCAAGAAGATTCTGAATTAGCTCAACTTCAAATATCTAAAATATCTTCATATATAAACGCCTTTCAAGCAGAAGTTCAAAGTGCTCAATCAGCT